TGTTTGATTGAATTGGGTACGAATGGTTTGATTGATGATGACCAAACACTTATGTTAATGTCATCAATCAAATATCCGGAATTATTTGAACTACATAAGATTCCAGACCACCAACTCGGACTTGATCCGTTTGTTATTTTTAGTGACTTTAATAAAGAGGTATGATATGAGTGATATAATTAAATTTAATACTGCAACACAAGCATTTGGTGTTGAACGTGGAGTAACCAAGTGTTCAGGTTATGGACTTGGTGAATTGACCAAAGGCATGAAAAAAGGTTTAGAGATTGGTTGTTCTGAGGCACACACCTCAAAGTTTCTATTGGACACCAATCCAGAATTGACCTTATATTCAATTGATCCTTATGTTGCATACACGGACTGGAACGGTAATGTATTGAATGACCGAGAAGAATTCTTTGGCCGTGTCACAAAAGAGATGGCTGTTTATGGTGATAGATTTGTTTTGATTAGAGACTTCTCAGACAATGTTGTTGACCAGTTCAATGATGAAGAATTTGATTTTATCTTTATTGATGGATTACACACCTACGAACAATTAACAAAAGACTGTCACAACTATTACTCTAAGGTTAAAACTGGTGGTATCTTCTCTGGCCATGATTATCAAACAATTCCTGGTGTGAATAAAGCCGTTGGTGAATTCGCACCAACTAAAACCGACAAAGTTCTTACAACTGAATGTGATGTTTGGTACTGGTACAAATGAAATCAATTTTTATCATAACATCTTGTTTGATACCTGCAATTGGTGTCTTTAGTCCAGAAGAACGTCTGAAACAAACACTAGAGACTGTTGATTCTATTAGAAATAAATCTCCAGATTCATTCATCGTACTTTCCGATGTATCAATACAATCATTGACAGACCAGTATTCAGAACTTGTTTCTAAGGTTGACTTATTCTTAAATTTGAATCAAGTTGATTTTTTACTACACTTTACCAAAAACGGAATGAAAAGCCAAGGTGAATGTGCGATGATGCATGTTGTATTGGACTATCTAAAACAGAATTCAGAATTATTAGAAGGTGTTGACCGCATATTTAAAATAACTGGTCGTCTACAACTTGATGATGGTTTTGATATTAATCACTATGATGGGTTGAATGGTAAATATGTATTCAAGGAACGCATACCAACATGGATGAGTGAACCTATTCACGGAGCAACTCATGTTTTTGATACTCGCCTTTGGTCTATGTGTACGTCTTTGATTGATACTCATAAACAAGCCTTAGAAAAAGTGTTCCCTCTATTAGGTCCAATAGACTTGGAACACGCATATTTTGCCGTTTTAGATAAAGAAAAAGTAGTAGAATTTGATAGAGTGTATTGCAGGGGCCAAGTGGCCTCAACGGGTGAGTGGAAATTTGATTGATATAGAGTACTATATATCTAAGCCAAGATTTGACAGATTTGTGAATCTGTGGTATAATCCATTATAAATAACCCTACAGACAACCAAAGTGTGTTGTAATTCAATAGGTAGACAATGTTATCATTCAAAACTTTTTTAACCGAGCAAGAGGATCCTGAAGAAGGCGCCAGCCGTCAGATTAAACATTTGACGCATGTGGAAGACCGTCCTCTACAAAATGGTGAAAAAGGTGCGGCACATGCCATCAAATCATTGTCAGCTGCAGCAGAACACATTAAGGCTGGTAATAAATCATCCGAACTAACCACAAAATATGATGGTTCACCAGCACTTGTTTATGGTCATCATCCAAAGACTGGTAAATTCTTTGTTGCATCAAAGTCCGCTTTCAATAAGACACCAAAGATTAACTACACACCAAAAGATGTAGATATGAATCATGGCCACGCACCTGGTCTGGCCGCAAAGTTAAAAGATGCACTAACGCATTTACCTAAGATTGCACCTAAGAGTGGTGTGTATCAAGGTGATATGATGTTTGGTACAGACAAAGAAGATAAGAAAACTGAAAAGGGTGGTGGCACATCGTTTCATCCTAATCCTTCTGGCCTGACATATACTGCACACGGAACACACGAAGGCGGAGTTAAGAAGGCAAAAATTGGTGTTGTAACACACTTATCATATCAAGGTAAAGATGCTGCAAGTCTAAATGCATCACATGAAGTAGACCACGAAAACTTCAATAAACACTCTGATGTATTCTCTGTTGATCCAAGAATGGACACATCAAAGGTGCATTTCAGTCCAGAAGAACAAAAGAAATTTACTAAACACATTACTGCAGCTCAAGCAGTACATGATACACATGGCGGTGACATGTATGCTGGTACTAGTGAACACCATGGTGTTGGTGGTTCATTAGAAACTTATATTAACCACACTGTGCGTACAGGTGAAGAATCTAACCATAAAAACTTTAAGTCTTGGTTAGAAACAAACAAAAATAAAGCAATTGACAAACTTAAAGTCGAAAAGAACAAGAAGGTCAAACAATCAGCTTTAAAAGATGAATTGGGTAAAGTTGAACGTAATAAAAAACACTACAATAATCTTTTCAAAATGCATGGTGAGTTGCAGAAGGCTAAAGATACACTTATTGGTGTTATGAATCAACACCAAGAGTTTCAACACACACACGGCGGAGAATCTGCGAATCCTGAGGGATATGTTTTTCATCACGGTAAAGAATCGGATAAATTAGTTAATCGTGCGGAATTCTCTCGTAGAAATTTTGCTGGAATAAGAAACATATGAAAAAGTTTTTAGAAAAACTACACGAAGATGCTCAAACTCACACACCAGTTGTGATGGCATTTGGTCGCATGAATCCACCAACCATTGGCCACGCCAAAGTGATTGATAGAGTGAAACAACTTGCAAAAGACTACAAGGCACCACACCACATTATTGTGTCACATTCTATGGACACAAAGAAGAATCCATTAGACCTTGCGAGTAAAATCAAACACGCAAAGAGATTTTTCCCTGACACAAACATTACCGGTTCAAGTAAAGAGAAACCAACATTTTTACAACATGCAGCTGCACTACATCAAGCAGGCCATGACCACTTGATAATGGTTGCAGGCTCAGACCGTATTCCAGAATACGAACAAAAATTGAATCAGTATAATGGAGAAGGTCCAGGAAAGTTATTCAATTTCAAAAAGATAGAAGTTAAATCTGCTGGTCAACGTGACCCCGATGCAGAAGGTGCAGAAGGTATGTCTGCTTCCAAGATGCGTGACCATGCAAAGAGTGGTGATTTCAATTCGTTCAGACAAGGTGTTCCTGCACATGTTCCAGACAATCATGCTAGAGCATTGTTTCGTGATGTTCGTAAAGGTATGGGATTGAATGAAGAATTCAATCGTGGACTATTTAAAGCAATCTTTGTGACTGGTGGACCAGGTTCAGGTAAAGACATTATCATACGTGAAGCAATTGCTGAGAGTAAATCAGTAGAATTGAATTCAGTACAAGCATTTGACTTATTGATGGACAAACAAAAACTGTCCGAAAAAACAACCGACTATCGTAGAGAAGCTATTCGTAATCGTGGTCCACTAATTATTAATGGACCTGCTGATGACCATACTAGAATAATTACCATTAGAGAAGAACTAGAAGAATTTGGTTATGAAACTGTTATGGTATTTGTTGATACAACCAATGAAGCCAGTAAAGAACGTAATGAGAAGTTGACCAAGTCAATTTCAGAATCAGTTAGATATGATAAGTGGCAATTAGCACAAACTTCAAAAGAAGCATATCGTCAGAATTTTTCCAATTTTATAGATTTCAATAATAGTTCAACCTTCGAAGAAATTCAAGAAGACATTACTGACACTTACGGAAAAATAAATAGGTTCATTGAGGACAAAAATTACAATGAAATTGCGTTCTCTTGGTTGGAAAGTCGTGGTAAAATTAGTATCACATCATTATTTAAGGAAAATGAAAATGTTAAGAAAAATTCTAGATTTTTTGAAAGTTACAAAACCAAACGCACCAGTGGAAGTCCAACTCTCAACACCGGTACCGGTCCAAGAGCCGAAGGTCCAGGAAGTGAACTCCCAGATAATCGTGCCAGCGACTCCAATGCCGACAACATCAAGTGGGACGGAAACAAAAAGCGAGGAAGTTACACCTTCAAAACCTACAGTGAAGAAAGCCCCAGCCTCAAAGTCAGTCCAATCCCCAAAGAAGACAACTTCTCCAAGGACAAGGAAAAAGTAAAACGTAATCGTTTCAGAGATTCACCAACTGTTAATCAACGTATGAGAAACATAACAACAGTTGGTCCAGAATTTGATACACGCCAACAGGGTACAGTATACCCTATGTCTGGTCTAGGCGATGTAACATACAGAGAATCGTTTAATGATCCTTCCGATTCTGAAATGGGTGTGGTTGGTGTTTTAGGTGGTGCAACAAATAAAGAACCAATGGAAAATCCAAGAGATAAATTTGGTTCAAGTTCAATAAAGAAGAAAAAGAAATGAAAAAATTCACAGAGTTTGTGAGAGAATCTACACCAGAAACATCACACCATGATGCTCAAGAAATCAAACGTCAAAAGACACACTTGATGGACAAAGCAAAAGAGTATGGTGACCAAGCACAAAAAGAAAAACATTTCGGCCACGGTGGAGCAGCAGAAGCTAAAGGTGAGACCATGGTTGCAGCTGCAAAAAATATTAAAGGAGATTAACATGATAAACTTAAAAAAGAACGATGCACTTGCTGATGCGGTAAAAGAAATTTTACAACAAGAGGCACTAAAAGGCAATCAACATTTAATTGATAAAAATAAGAACAATGAAGTTGATGCACACGATTTCAAAATTCTTCGTGGCGAAAAGAAAACCGTCAAAGAAGAAGAAACCGTTGAAGAAGGTCTTAAAGATATTGCCAAGAAAGCTTTCAAAGCTTTGACTGGTGGTTCAGATGAAGACCAACGTAAAAATCTACAAAAGAAAATGGGCGTTCCACAAACTGGTAAAAAACCAGTAAAAGAAGAAGTTCAAGGTAAAACTTTGAAACAATTCAAAGAAGGTTGGGATGAAATGATGGCTGACGTTAAGAAACGTGGCGAACCACAACCAAACGGTGGATCAGGTAAAAAACAAGGTTCTGCATATGGTGGTTCTAAACAAAAAGACAAGCCAGAACAGGACACAGAAAAAAAGTAACTGAGGCAAAGGGACCAACCAGTCAGGAAGACGGACCTTTTGTCTCTAGTATTAATGATACACACGATTTAAAACCACTGAACCATGCAAGGTACTTGGCCAAAAAATCTTTAAATAGAGTTCAAAAAGAAATGATGAACAAATAAGGCACAATAATGAGCAAAGCACAAACATTAAAATCTATAGTTAAAAGGGGGGGTGCAGAAAAGCCTTCTTTCGGAACTAATCCTTGGGATCCATGGTCCGCAAAAGCTAATATTGCGGAAGATGCTGCTTTGGATCAATATTTGACTTCTAGAGGTATCAATCCAAAACATGTTTCTAAAGACCAAAAGGTTGCACATTCCAAGATGGGACAATTCATCAAATGGAAAAGAGACCATATGTCAGAAGCAGTTGACAGAAAAGATACTATTACTTTTGACATTCCTTTATTGATTCGTGTTTTGGAATTTACTAGAGAAGATTTGAAGACTGATATCAACTTACACAAGATGGTTGAGAGACTATTGAACATTCGTGGTAAAGGCACATTGACCATGAATGAATATGGTAAAATTGTCAAAGAAGAATATGCAGAAGAAGAAGTGGAACAGATTGTTGAAATAACAACTACTGGTTATCACAAAGCTGCAATTAAGAGTAGACAAGATGCTGCTGTTAAAGTCATGTCCAGTATGGGTAAAGACAAAACAGCAAAAACAAAACTTGATGCTCGTAATCGTGGATTAAAACGACTTGGTGATAGAACATCAGCCGAAATGAAGAAGGCCAATTCTGGTCCACAAAAACCAGTACACCATCCAGCCAGCAGTATGAGTTCACCACAAGCATACTATGCATCTAAGAAACCAGGTGAATACACTGGTGATTCTGTTCAATATTCAGCTGATACTAATGTCATTTCTGAAATCAGTAGTGCAACTTTGGATAGTTACAAAGAAAAGGCTAAGAAGTCTGCTGACGAACTATCATCAAAAGGTGAATATAGAAAATCTACAAATCGCTGGTCTAATGTTATGAAAGCCACCGGTAAACAGATTGACAAGACAACTGCTGATATTAAGAAGTCTTTGAATAAAGAAGAAACTGAGCAAGTGCAAGAAGTTGCACCTCCAGGTTTCGAAGGTACTGTCAAAGCAATGAAAAAGTACAAAGGTATTGATAATCCTTGGGCTCTTGCATGGTCCATGAAGAACAAAGGTTATAAGTCACATAAGAAGGCTGACGGTACACCTAAGAATGAAAACTATCAGGATCCGCAAGCCGCTTCATCAATGCCTGGTGATTGTGCAAATAGTCCCGATGATGTTGAACAACCAAAGAATAAAAAGTTGATTCAAATGTCTAAGTCTGCTCGAATCATTAAAAACCTTTACAAAAAGAAAGGTATGAAAGAGGAAACTTACGACCATGAAAAGGAAGACAAATCTGTTGCAACATATGGTAAAAAACCAAAGATGCAACAAGTTAGTGCTGATTTGGAAGAACCGCAAGCCGCAGCCGTATTAACAGGCGGTACTACCTTGACTGGTGAAAAAAGAGATACCATCGAAATCGACCCTATGATGAAGATGCGTAAACCAATTTCTGGAAAAAGATAAATAGTAAATATAACCCACGGTTAAAAGGAGAATAACATGTCATCTTGGGGAAATAACGATAACGCAGCTAATGCACCATATTGGGCTGTTGAGACAGTACAAACAACAAATGCGCCAGTTGCATCCGCACCAACAGCAGCAAACGTTGCACTGTTGTATGGTAATACACAATTCCAGGCATATACACAAGGTATGACTGTTGGATTATTCATGGTAGATGCTACAGAAACCACTGCTGGTGGTGATAATGTAGTGGATATCTCATTGTCGAATCAAGGATCCGGATATGTTGCAGTGCCTGGTATTACATTATCAGGCGGCGGCGGTACATCTGCTGCAGCAACTGCTTCTATTGCTGGGGGTAAAATTTCCAATATCACTGTAACAAACGTTGGTTCTGGATATACATCCGATCCTGTAGTTACAATTGGCCAACCTAATTTAGTTATTCCAATAGCTCAAGTTATTGTTGCAAACAACGTAATAATGTATACTGCACACGGCCAAGCAAATAGTGCTGCTCTAGTTTATAACTGGAATGGTTCCGCAAATATTGGTGGTATTACAAATGCAAACACATATTATGTTGTGCCTGTTGATGCCAATCGTTTCTCATTAGCAGCAACTGCCGCTGATGCAGCTAACAACGTTGTTATTGACCTTACAACACAAGGTGCTGCAACTCAATACTTTGATATTGTTGGTGGTGTACGTGCTACTGCTGTTGCAAGCCGTGGTTTAAGTCAAGGTGCAAGCGGTGCAGAACATGCAACACACATTGGTTGGAATATAAAAACAGTTGGTTCAGGTGGCCGTGCTGGTCGTGTTCAATACGAAACGTTAGTTGCCATCTCTGAAGTTAAAGGTGATGGTTCAGACGATATTACTTTACCTGACGCTTAACAAAAGGGGCTTCGGCCCCCATTTAATATGTTCGATGAATTGAATGAAGATAATTTTATGATGTATGCTGCAAAATGCTATACATCACCACATTGCATTATGTCGGAATTTGAGGGAGATATTAAAAGAACAAAATACCTGAAAAGGTTATTTCGTAGATATAAGGTCACAAAATCCCTCAAAGAACGATTAATTATAAACCATATCATTTTATTGAATAATGTTTTTGGTCCAGAAGCAACGGCAAGAATATTGTTCTATAAGACTGATGAACGTGATTATGATATTCTAAAAACATTTTTAGATTACCTTGACATTATGCCTGACTTTGTTTATGGAATTAATGGAAAAACTATATCATCATCCGATTTACCACTAGATATGAATGTCGCAGAGATATTAAGAAACATATGAAAAAATTCAACGAATACATCAACGAAGTTAAAGAACCAACTGGTGACCTAAAGAAGGCTTGTTGGACTGGATACACTGCTGTCGGAACAAAAAAGAAAAACGGTAGAACCGTTCCTAATTGTGTTCCAGAAGAAGTTGAAATAGACGAAAACCATATTGCCATCGCCATGGGTAAAGAGATGGATGATGAAGGCAGTATGATTATGAATCAACTGGATCAAATAGAACGTTCCATTAACATGATGCGTGAAGTTGTCAAGGATCCAAATATGCAGGTACCTGCTTGGGTGCAATCTAAAGTAACATTAGCCGCAGACTATATTGAAACTGCTGCTGGTTATATGTCTAGTAAAAATGAAGAAGTTGACTTAGAAGAAACTGCTGCATGGCAACGCAAAGAAGGCAAAAGTGAATCTGGTGGTTTGAATCAAAAGGGTGTTGATTCTTATCGTAGAGAAAATCCTGGTTCAAAACTAAAGACAGCTGTCACAACCAAACCATCAAAATTAAAAGCAGGTTCAGCTGCAGCAAATCGCCGTAAGTCATTCTGTGCTAGAATGTCTGGTATGAAGAAAAGATTAACATCAGCAAAAACTGCTAATGATCCGGATTCTCGTATTAATAAATCTTTACGTAAGTGGAATTGCTGATGAAAACATTTCAAGAATATATCACAGAAAAGGGTAGATGTTGGACTGGTTACAAACCTGTTCCAGGTAAAAAAGCATACTCCGATAACAGCTGTGTAAAAGAAGATGGTATGGCAGCTGCACCAGCAAACAGTGTCAGCGGTGGAAACATTGCTGGTTCAGGTGGCGCTGGTGGAGAACCAGGTGTTTCTAAGAAAAGAAATCCAGTAATGTCATTTACTAAACGCAGTCAACCGAAGATGTAATATGTGGATACTGCAATGGTTACCTAATTGGATTTTCTACGCCGTCTTATTAGCCGGCGTTTTTGGTGTGGCCGCATCATATTTCATTAGATTCCTTAGTTTCATTCCTTTTCTTTACATTTACAAAACACCTATACAACTTGGTTCAATTGCATCGATTGCCATTGGAACTTTTATGTCAGGTGCGATATATGATAATGACGTATGGGAAACAAGAGTAAAAGAAATGGAAGCCAAAGTTGCTGTTGCTGAAACACAATCAAAAGAAGAAAACATTAAGATTGTTGAAAGAGTGGTAAACAAGGTACAGATAGTCAGAACCAGAGGTGAAGACATTGTTAAATATGTAGATAGAGAAGTGGTCAAGTATGACACAAAATTTGCACCAGGTGGTATCTGTGAAATTCCAAAAGAGTTTATCAAGGCACATAATGATGCAGTTGAGGCACCTAAATGAAAACCTTCAAACAGTTCATTTCACATAAATCACCAGAAGAAAAAAAGAAGCCACTTGACTATGCTGCTATTCGTGCAGCATCAGCACAATCAACTCCAACACAGAAGACTGGTAGTACTAAATTTGTTATGCACCGAGAAGGTTACGGTCCTTGGGGTAAAATATCACAAGTTAATTTAGATAAAATTGCAAAAGCCAAAAAACGTGAAGAAAAAGAAAAAGGTTTAATGAGAAAACCCGGATCAACGGCATCAAAAGATACAATTAATTATGTTACTAAAGTAAATAAACTTTCTGAAGAAAAATGAATCCAATTAAATTATTCATACTAGTAATTTTCATACTACTTGCTTTTTTAGCAACTGGTTGTTCAACTACTGTTCCTGTTACAATGAAGTTTCCTGAAGTGCCAGATAAATTATTACAAAAATGTCCCCAGTTACAAAAATTGGGTGAAGATGTAAAATTGAGTGATGTAAGCAAAACTGTTACAATTAATTATACTACTTATTATGAGTGTGCTGTGAAAAATGATGCATGGATTGAATGGTATCAAATACAAAAACACATTTATGAAAGTGTAAAATAATGGAACTGACCAAAGAACAACTAAAACAATTACTTCCTAAAAACCCATATGTTGACCATTGGCATCACGCATTGTCAATTTTATTGCCTGATTATGAAATCAATACACCTCAGAGAATGGCTGCTTTTATAGCACAGTGTTCACATGAGTCTGGTGGATTTACTGCACTAAAAGAGAACCTAAATTACAAACCTGCAACCTTGCGTAAAATCTTTCCAAAGTATTTTCCGAATGATGAAATTGCTAATGATTACTGTTCACGACCAAACAAGCAAGCAGCCATTGCAAACAAAGTCTATGCATCACGCATGGGCAACGGTGATGAATCATCAGGTGACGGATACAAGTTCTGTGGTCGTGGATTGATTCAATTGACCGGCCGAGACAACTATACATTCTTTGCAGGTTCATTAAACATCACAGTTGAAGATGCATCAGAATATCTTGCAACATTTGAAGGTGCTGCACAGTCAGCCTGTTGGTTCTGGGAAACAAATGATTTAAATAAATGGTCAGACAAAGGTGATATACTAACATTAACGAAAAAGATTAATGGTGGAACAATTGGCCTAGATGACCGAATCAAACATTACGAACATGCACTACATGTTTTTGGAGTATAATATGAAAAAATTACTAATTATTTTATTATTGATACCTTGTTTAACATTTGCACAAAAACAAAAAGATGGTGTTACATATGATGCGGTGATTACCCGTGTTATTGACGGTGATACTGTTGCATTTCATGCGCCATTTTTACCTGCGCCACTCAAACCAGAACTTTCAATTAGAGTTTTTGGAGTTGATACACCAGAAAAAGGATTCAGAGCAGGTTGTCCAAGTGAAGATGCAAGAGGCCAAGCAGCTAGCGCCTTCACTAAGGCTCAAATTAATGCAGCAACCAAACGACAAATCATACTCATGGATTGGGACAAATATGGTGGTCGAGTCTTGGGTGATGTAATATTGGATGGCAAAAGTCTCCGTATGATGTTGATACAACAAGGTTATGCTCGTGAATATTACGGTGAAGCTAAAACTTCTTGGTGTAATTAAGGAAAAAAAATGAATGATAGAAAACTATTATATGTAGCTATAGGAATGATTCTTTTGCCATTATCATTAGCATTTTGTGGTGGCGATAGATTTCGTTATCCATGTCAAGACCCTGATAATTGGGACAAAGATATGTGCAAGATGCCAAGATGTGATGTGACAAGAACATGTCCAGAACATATATTCAAAGGACAACGTGACCCAAGATTGGGACCACCAACAACAAGAGTTGAACCTATCGGACAAACTCCTGTACCAACACAATGTACTACACCAACACAAGGAGCTAACTGTGGAAAATAATAATCTCATGTATACAGAAGAACAGCTAATGGCTCGACTGAAATTCTTCATCGGTATTTGTTTAGCATTAACATTGACAGGTATTGTCTTTGTTGTTCTCTATTCAATTATCTTTGTAACACAACCATTAAATGCAATTAGTCCTATCGACCAAAAATTCTTTGAGTTGATTATTCCTATTGCAACATTCTTAACTGGTACTTTATCAGGCATCATGCTTGCAGGTAATGATAAAGACCTTAGAGCAAAGGCACTAGATGCAGCAAATAAACCACCAGTCGTTTCAGGACCACCACCAAGTACACCTTCAACTAATGCACCAAGCAACAATGCAACATTTGGCGCACCAACGTCAAGTGCAGCAACCTTTGCACCAGCACCACAAGTTGTCACAGGATTTGGCGGCAAACCTGCACCAGCACCAGCCTTCCAACCAGAAATCTAAATAGATGTACTACTTAAAAAGTATGTTATCGGATGGTGTCAATGGCACCATCTCTAGCAAAAGAGTTGTCACACTGTTAGCATTTGTAATGTGTGCATCAGGTTTTATTACTATGTTATATGGTCATCCTATAGATTCTAAAATTTACGATTCAATGATGTACATTGTAATTGCAGGTTTAGGTTTCACAGCATCAGAAAAGTTTACTAAAAAGGACGAAAAATGAAAAATTATATATTTGTAGCAGGACTATGTTTAGCCATATCTTCAACAGCTTTTGCTGCAGCAGAAACAAAAAAAGTTTGTGTTGATGTAAAAGATAAACAAGGTCAAGTTGTTAAAGACAAAGCTGGCAAACCAAAACAAAATTGTAAAGAAATGAAAGTTCACAAGAAACTTGAAGGCACAGAAGTTCCTGTGAAAAAATAATGGCATATTCTGATAAGGTAATTGACCATTACGAAAATCCCCGCAACGTAGGTAAATTTCAGGAAGATGACACTATAGGTACCGGCATGGTCGGTGCGCCTGCTTGCGGCGATGTAATGAGACTTCAAATTAAAGTTGAAGAAGGAATTATTACTGATGCAAAATTTAAAACATATGGATGTGGAAGCGCAATTGCCAGTTCAAGTCTCGTTACTGAATGGGTCAAAGGAAAAACGCTTAACGAAGCGGGAACGATTAGTAATTCAATCATTGCTGAAGAACTTGCCCTCCCACCGGTTAAAATACATTGTAGCATACTTGCAGAAGATGCTGTGAAAGCGGCCATTAACAATTATAAAGGTAAACATGTTGACAGTAACTGCGAATGCCATTGAACAGATAAAAGAAATTTTATTGGAAGAAGAAAGTTCAAAATACGTCAGAGCCTTTATCGAAGGTGGTGGATGCTCTGGTTTTAATTATGGTTTCATGATAGAGGATGCTAAGAATGAGGATGATTTTGAAGTGACTGAAAAATTACTTGTTGATTCCGCCAGTATGCAGTATTTCTCTGGTGCAACAATAGATTATAAAAAAGATAGACTAACAGGATCACAATTTGTGATTACCAACCCAAATGCCAAATCAACATGCGGTTGCGGCAGCAGCTTTAGTGTATAAGAAAGAACCAAATGGCCACTACAGTAGAAAGAATTGGTATTGTTGAAACTAAGGTAGAAAACCTTAATGAAAAAATGGATGACCTAAAAATTGATGTTAAAGATATGCATGACTGTCTTGATAAAACTCGGGACACCTTAGTTGAGAAACTGGAAGAAATGTATGGTGCATCCTGTGCTCAACATGCCGAACTAGCAAATAAGATTGGTGACCTAGAAAAGGTTAGACAAAAGGTAATGTGGATGTTTGCCGGTGCCATAGCATTTGCTGGAATACTTTCCGGCCACTTAGAAAAAATACTTGCATTTTTACATTAATTGGTGTATAATCTAGTTTCTTGTAAACTTCACACCATTTTGTTATGTCCGTTTTTATTGATAGAACCTTTCTGCTAAGGGTATCCCCGAAGCTTCAAAAATTCACACAGAAAAAGGACAACCTGTATAACTTCAGGTGTCCTCTCTGTGGCGACTCAAGTAAGAACAAAACCAAAGCCCGTGGTTATGTTTACGAAAAAAAGAACAATTACTTTTATATGTGCCACAATTGTGGTGCATCCACTTCCTTTTATAATTTCCTGGAGAAGGTTGATCCAAACCTAGTTAAAGAATATGCACTTGAGCGGTACAAAAATGGTGAACAGGGACGTGACAATTACGTTAAACCAACTTTCGATGAATTCAAACCTGAAACCCCGAAGTTTCGTGTTAAATTCGATATTCCATCGGTCGAATCGTTACCAGAAGAACATTTTGCGAAGGTGTATGTCAAATCCCGCAAAATACCAGAGTCGTTCCATGCACACCTATATTTTGCACAAGACTTTAAAGGCTTTGTCGATAGCCTGCAAATAGAGAAAGATGGTCTCAAAGAAGAAGACCCTAGATTGGTAATACCATTCTATGATGAAGATAAAAATCTTGTGGCATTTCAAGGTCGTGCATTAGGTGAATCTAAACTAAGATATATCACCGTAAAGACAGACAAAGATAACCACAAGTTATTCGGGACTGACCGGATCAACACGGAAGACATGATATATGTTGTGGAAGGTCCTATTGACTCTATGTTTCTGGAGAATGCCGTTGCAACTGCGGATTCAAATCTGATGGCTGCTTCCAAGCACTTTGACAAGTCTAAGATTGTTTTGGTGTATGATAATGAACCAAGAAACAAAGAACTACATAATCAGATGGACAAGGCTATCGAGGAACACTACAATGTGGTAATCTGGCCTGAAATGATTGAAGAAAAAGATGTAAATGATATGGTTTTGAATGGCTTCTCACCAGACGAAATTCAAGATATCATAAGTAAACATACCTTTGTAAATCTGAGAGCAAAGATGGAATTTATTAACTGGAAAAAGACTTGAACGGAGATTTGTTATGCAGGTGAAATTGATATCATACACACAGGGAGCAGACGGTAAGAATTTGTTAGAACAGGTTGCTTTTGCAGCCAGAGTATCAAATCCTGCCAATCAAAATAATACCGAAACATCTGAAAAGTTGGTTCGGTATCTTATCAAAAACCAACATTGGTCACCACTAGAAATGGTGAGTATTTGTTTGGAGATAGACACCACACGGGATATAGCACGCCAGATTTTAAGGCATCGTTCCTTTTCCTTTCAGGAATTTAGTCAACGATATGCTGATGCGTCCCAGTTAGGATTTGAATTAAGGGACTGTCGGTTACAGGATACAAAGAATCGTCAGAATAGTATTGAAACTGATAATGAAGTGTTGCAAGGGAAATGGGCAATGATTCAAACTGTAGTACTTTCTCATGTAACAGAAGCTTATGAATGGGCATTAAAAAACGGTATTGCAAAAGAACAAGCGAGAGCAGTACTGCCAGAGGGTATGACTGGTTCACGTTTGTATATGAATGGAACACTTCGTTCTTGGGTTCACTATATACAACTCCGAAGCGCAAACGGGACACAGAAAGAACATCAAGATGTTGCATTGGCTTGTGCTGATGTTATTGAGCCAATTTTTCCTATGATTAAGGAGTACACTAATGGACAGTAAGAATGATGTAAGAATTTTTATGGATGCATGTGACCAAAAGGCAAGAGATTTTGGACCACAATCTGAACTGTATGTAGACCTGATAATGGAAGAATTTAGGGAACTTATTACAGCATATGGCAACAGAGACCCCGTAGAGATTGCTGATGCTTGTGCTGATTTGAAATGGGTAATTGAGGGTTTAGAACACACACTCAATATACCACAACAAGAAGTTTGGAACGAAGTTGCACGTAGCAATTTGGCCAAAATTTCTGAAGGTGGTAAAGTATTAAAAAGAGAAGATGGTAAGGTACTAAAACCAGAAGGTTGGACACCACCTGATATTAAAACAATTATAAGAAAGTAAACAATATGGAATACATGGGTGTCAAAATAGACTTAGAAAAAGATAAACTATTTGATGAATTAGGAATTAAAAGATTACAAGAATCTTACATGCGTGATGATGAAACATCACCACAACAGAGGTTTGCATATGTATCATCGTCATTCGGAAGTAATACTGAACACGCTCAGCGCCTTTACGATTACGCCAGTAATCATTGGCTCAGTTATAGTACTCCAATTCTTAGCTATGGGCGTTCTAAGCGTGGTATGCCTATATCGTGCTTTCTTAACTATATTGAAGATACTGCGGAGGGTCTAGTTGATAATCTTAGCGAAACTAATTGGCTTTCTATGCTTGGCGGTGGTGTTGGTATTGGCTTCGGTATACGTAGTGCAGACGACAAGAGTACTGGTGTTATGCCGCACCTCAAAATTTACGATGCTTCATCTCTTGCTTATCGTCAGGGTCGTACTCGCCGTGGAAGTTATGCTGCTTATCTTGATATCAGTCATCCCGACATTATATCATTTTTAGAAATGCGTAAACCTACTGGTGATCCTAATGTACGATGTATGAATCTACATCATGGTGTTAATATCACTGATGATTTTATGAAACTGATTGAAAACTGTATGTTGGATTCAGAAGCAGATGATTCATGGCCTTTGATTGATCCAAAATCCGGAGTAGTACGTGAAACAGTTTCCGCCAAAGCTTTGTGGCAACAAATCTTAGAATTACGTATGCACACTGGTGAGCCTTACATTCATTACATTGATACTAGTAATAAAATGTTACCTCAATTCCTAAAAGATAGGGGATTGAAAGTACATCAATCAAACCTATGTTCTGAAATTATTTTACCAACAAATGAAGAAAGAACTGCTGTATGTTGTTTATCATCTTTAAATTTGGAGCATTATGATGAATGGAAGAATGATCCCTTGTTCCTTAAGGATGTTGCTGAAATGCTCGATAACGTTCTGGAGTTTTTTATTGTTAATGCACCTGATACCATTTCCAGGGCTATATACTCTGCTAGCCGTGAGCGCTCTATTGGCATTGGTGCCTTAGGTTTTCACGCTTATTTGCAAAAGAATAGTATTGCGTTTGAAGGTGTTATGGCCAAAGTTGCAAACAATCAAATATTCAAACATATAAGGAGCAAACTAGATGAGGCTAATCAAATTCTTGGAAAAGAACGGGGCGAAGCTCCTGATGCTGTCGGCACTGGCCAGCGTTTCAGTCATCTTATGGCTATTGCTCCAAATGCTTCTTCGTCTATCATTATGGGAAATACTAGCCCTAGCGTTGAGCCTTATCGTGCTAATGCTTACCGTCAAGACACTTTATCAGGCGCATTTCTAAACAAGAATAAACACCTGGATAAAATCATCCAAAAACACGCTGAGATTCATTCAGAAGGATGGTCTGGTGAAGTCTGGAGTAGTATCATGGCGAATGATGGTTCTGTACAACATTTAGAATGGTTGGATGAAAATGAGAGAGCAGTATTCAAAACATCCATGGAAATTGACCAACGTTGGGTTATCGAATTGGCTGCTGACCGGCAACAATACATTGACCAAGCACAATCATTAAACTTGTTCTTCCGTCCAGATGCACATATCAAATACATTCACGCCATTCATTTTATGGCATGGAAAAAAGGATTGAAAACTCTATACTACTGCCGTTCTGAAAAGATTGGTAAGGCGGATAAAGTTTCTAAGAAGATTGAACGACAAGTCATTAAAGAATTGGATATGGTTCAAGTAGCACAAGGAAATGATTGCATTGCTTGTGAGGGATAAATGAAACCCACTATCGCTATATTCTTACACCAACCAAAATGTTCGGTACAATCTGGTAATGGCATCATCAAAGCACTTGAAAGCCATTACCATTTTAAAATATTTACCAGACATGAATTAGAGGATGACTTTTTTGATGGTGTAGATATTGTTGCCTTTCCTGGTGGTTTGGGTGATAGTGATAGTTTCGATTACTTGTTTAAAGATAATCGTAAACGCATTTCTGATTTTGTTCATAATGGCGGCCGTTACTTAGGAATTTGCATGGGTGCTTATTGGGCTGGTAATAGTTATTTCAATTTTCTTGATAATGTAGAAGTTGAACAATATATAACACGACCAAATACCGACACACGTAGGCCTCATGCAAAGAACTTAAAAATTGAATGGTTGGGTAAACAGGAGAAGATGTTCTTTTATGATGGTTGTGCCTTTGGACCAGGACAGTATGAAATTATTGCAAAGTATATGAATGATGATCCGATGGCCATTATTCAGAATAGAATGGGTTTAATTGGTTGTCATCCTGAAAGTCAACCACATTGGTATAAATCATATAGTTGGATGAGAGGACTCTATCACAATGGAGAACATCATAAACTATTATTAGAATTCACAAATAAATTAATGGAGAGATAAGATGAAGATATTAAGATTTACAGCATCATGGTGTGGGCCATGCAAATCATTAGCAATGAATTTAGAACAAGCAAATTTACAAATGCCAATTGAAGTTATTGATATTGATGTTCAATCTGATATTGCAGTTGAATATGGAATTCGTGGTGTACCAACATTGGTGATGTTGGATGAGAACATTGAAGTTAAACGATTGGTTGGTTCTAAAACCATCACAGAACTAAAAGAGTGGGCTACAGTATGATTAAAAAAGTTGATTCAAGACTTACAGATGAAAGAAACAGTTTTAAACCTTTCAATTATCCATGGGCATATGATGCTTGGTTGAAACATGAACAATCACATTGGCTTCACACAGAAGTTCCAATGATGGAAGACGTTAAAGATTGGAAAAAGAAACTAAGCAAAGAAGAAAAACAATTTCTTACACACATCTTTAGATTCTTTACACAAGGTGACATTGACGTTGCTGGTGGTTATGTGAAGAACTATTTACCATATTTTCCTCAACCAGAAGTTCGTATGATGTTGTTAGGTTTTGCGGCAAGAGAAGCATTACACGTTGCTGCATATAGTCATCTAATCGAAACACTCGGTTTACCTGAAGCCACTTATAACCAGTTCTTAGACTACCAAGAAATGAAAGATAAACACGATTATGTGTTAGACCTTTCTTCTAAGAATGGTGATGCCGCTTCAACTGCAACCCACATCGCCGTGTTCAGTGCTTTCACTGAAGGGATGCAGTTGTTCTCCTCTTTCATCATGTTATTGAACTTTCCACGCACAGGTAAGATGAAAGGTATGGGACAGATTGTTACTTGGTCAATTGTTGATGAAACACAACATGCTGAGTCAATGATTAAATTATTCCGTACCTACATAGAAGAAAACAAAGAGATATGGAATGATGAACTTAAAGGCCGTATTTACAGCATTGCAGAAAAGATGGTTGAACTGGAAGATAAATTTATTGACCTCGCCTTTTCTATGGGCGCTATGGACGGTCTATCTAGTGAAGATGTCAAAAAGTACATTCGTTATATTGCTGATAGGCGCCTTATATCTCTTGGTCTTAAAGGCATTTTTAAAGTGAAGAAGAATCCATTACCTTGGGTTGAAGAAATGATTAACGCACCAACACACACAAACTTCTTTGAGAACCGTGCAACTGATTATGCTAAAGGTGCCTTGTCTGGAGATTGGAGTGATGTGTGGGCAAACTAAATGAAGACTTATAAAAGTATATTCATTAGTGATGTACATTTAGGCACCCGTGATTGCCAAGCGAGTAAGTTAAATAATTTTTTGAAACATAACACCTGCGAGACTTTATATCTTGTGGGTGATATAATTGATGCATGGAAGATACAACAAAACAAATGGCGATGGAAACAAAGCCATACCAACGTGGTGCGTAGAATTCTTGGCCACGCTAAACGAGAAACAAGAGTTATTTTCATAGCAGGCAATCACGATGAATTTTTAAGACCAATGATACCTTACGGGTTTTCTTTTGGTTCAATTGAGATACATAATCAAATAGAACACATAGGTGTTGATGGCAAGAAATATCTTGTAGTTCATGGTGACTTGTTTGATGGTATCACCAGACTGGCACCATGGATATCATTTTTAGGAGATAAATCATATGACGTTATTTTATCACTCAATAGTAAGTTCAATTGGATACGCCATCGTATGGGTTTTGGGTATTTTAGTCTTAGCCAATATCTCAAGCACAGAGTAAAAAAAGCAGTAGACTTTATATTCAAGTTTGAAGAAAACTTGGCCAACTACTGTAAAAAACGTGGGTTTGATGGTGTTATATGTGGCCACATACACCATGCAGAGATAAAAGAAATTAACGGTGTTATATACATGAATGATGGTGATTGGGTTGAAAGTTGTACAGCACTTGTCGAGCACCATGATGGTCGTTGGGAAATTATAACATGGACACAGGAGAGCGATGATGTTGTTGCAGAATAAAATTACTATAGTGGTACCTTGTAGAAATGAAGAAGAATACATTTCTCATTTATTGGAACATCTGAAAAAACAAAATATAGGTAGTACCAGAATAATAATTGCTGATTCTTCTACTGATAATACGAGAAAAGTTATCGCAAGTAACAAAGGTGATTTGAATGTTGAGATTATTGATGGTGGTACAGTTTCTGTTGCAAAAAATAATGGAGCTAAACTTGTTACAACGCCATATATACTTTTTATAGATAGTGATGTGAGATTTTTCTCAGATACAGTTATATTTGATTCTGTAAATGAAATACAAAAACTGGATTTAGATTTAATTGGTTTATATGTTAAATGTTATGACGGCGACAAAAGAGCACAAATTGGATTTATGATATTCAATGCAATTAATAATATTATGAAATATTGGTCACCGTTTGCAATTGGTGCTTTCATGTTAACTCGCACAGATAAATTTTGGGAATTTGGGGGATTTGCTGAGAAGTATGGAACAAGTGAAGACTTTTTCTTATCTCAGAAATATGATATTAAAAAGTTCAAACTAATGAATCATTATTTTGGCCAAGATAATAGGAGATTTGAAAAAATGGGATACTTTGGTATGGCATGGTATCTTATTAGAAATTTTTGGAATAGAAACAATGAAAAATATTGGAACAATATAGATTATTCAAAATATTGGAAATAAAGGAAATCAAATGACAACAAGAACAATAACAGCGGAGTGTAGTAGCTGCGAATCCAGTTACGATGTAATTTTTATGGAAGAACTAGTATCAGAAGAATTACCTGAGTTTTGCCCGTTTTGCGGCGAAACGATTGATTCATTATCCGAAGACGAATATATAGAGGATGATGAACTCAATGATGATGAAAAATGGGACTGAACTGGACATATAAAGACAAAGAATTTATAGAAGAATTGATTGGTGACAATTATGGTTTTGTGTATCTTATAACCAACAATGCAACAAATAAAAAATACATTGGTAAGAAGTTTTTCTATTCCTCAAAGACTAGGCAAGTAAAAGGTAAGAAGAAACGATTCAAAGTTTCCTCTGACTGGCAAACTTATTACGGTAGTAACGAGGAATTGAAAAAAGATGTTATAATACACGGACTAGATTCGTTTAGCCGAGAAATTATACATCTATGCAAAAGCAAAGGTGAGTGTGGTTATCTTGAAGCAAAAGAACAGTTTGTAAATGGTGCTCTGGAGACAGATGATTATTACAATTCTTGGATTATGGTTAGAGTAAGAAAATCACACATTAAAGGATTACAATGTTAGATTATTTGAAGGAAGTTGGTGGGGAATTTGATGCTTTATTTTTCTTGCCAATGGAAGAAGAAGATAGTATCAACATTATGACTAACAAATATAAAAATCCAGGACAACCAATAAAAGGAAACATAATTGGCGATTGGTGGCACATTTTGTTGTTTAAATGCAACGAAGAAAATGGCCAAGTCGAGGACCTTGATATCTTTGATGCCATATTTGCCGATCCTAGGGAATACATATCCGGACTGATTCCGCAAGGTTGGTATGGTTTAATTGCAAAGAAAACCACAACCTCCCACAATTTTTTAGATGATGCTATTGACAAGTTCAAGTCAATGATGTAAAATACAAACATCTAAACTGAAAGTTATTATGATTCTTGTTGACTTAAACCAAGTCTTACTATCTGGCCTAATGGCACAAATATCTAATGGAAAAAAGTCCATGTATGGAAAAACATTCACATTAGACGAATCTCTCATTAGACACATGGTCCTGATGATACTTAAAACTCACCTAAAGAACTTCCGAGAAGAATATGGTGAAGTAGTACTCTGTTGTGACAACCGCAAGTATTGGCGCAAGGATTTCTTTCCATTCTACAAGGCAAACCGTAAAAAGACACGGGAAAAGTCTGACCTTGATTGGCACATGATTTTCGACATGCTTTCCAAGTTTAAGCAAGAGCTCAGAGATAATTTCCCTTACAAAGTCATTGATGTTGAGAGTGCAGAAGCTGATGATATCATCGGTACACTTGTACCACGGCATATCATGCATGAAAACATCCTAATCATTTCAAGTGATGGTGATTTCTTGCAATTACAGATGTATAACGGCCGAAGTGAGTATACCGTTAAACAATATAATCCTGCACAGAAGAAATTTCTCATTTCTAAGAATCCACTTGATGAATTGAAAGAGAAAATCATTCATGGTGATAAAGGTGATGGTATTCCAAACATTATTTCACCGAGTGACACATTTGTACGTGAGATTCGTCAGAAGGTTATGACAGAAGCCAAACTTACAAAATTCATGGGTCAAGACTATAGTGAATATGATGATGAAAATGCACGTATCGGTTTTTCACGTAACCAGACGTTGATTGACCTAAGAAATATACCAGGTGATATACAGACTAAAATTATAAATACTTATGAAGAAACCAAACCAGCACCTAAAGGTAAGATACTGGATTATTTAATTACAAACAAACTGAAAAGTTTAATAGATGTTATTGGGGAATTTTAATGAAATCGCTATATGAAGTTTTTGATGAATTTGAACTGGCTAAGAATAAAAAAGAAAGAATGGATGTAATTTCTAAAAATCTTTCACAGTCATTGGTTGATGTATTGAAATTGGCTTATCATCCAGACATTCAATGGAAAATTAAAGAACTGCCAGAAAATTATCGTATACCAACAGATATGTTACCTGGTATTACACATGATAATATTAATGGACAAATACGTAGAATGTATATGTTCAGAGTTGGTGATCCAACCGCAGAAAAGTTAAATGAACACCGTAGAAATGAATTACTAATTCAAATGTTAGAATCAATTGAACCACGGGAAGCAGAAGTTATATTGGGTATCTTCCAAAAAGATTTGGGAGTAAAAGGGTTAGACTATAAATTTGTAAAAGAGGCATTTCCAGACATGTTGCCATGACGAAAAAAGAAAACATCATTGTCTTATCAGGTGAATTCGATTACATAACTTATAATGATTTTAAATTATTAAAAACATGCAAATCTAAATGTGATTGGCTTGTTGTAGGAGTTCATTCTGACTCCTATATGGAGTTATGTCGAAATAGGACCAAAAGTACATTAGAACAAAGAAAAGAATTTGTAGAAAGTATTTCTTATGTTGATGAGGTGTTTGCTTTTAATGATTTTGATGGAACCTGCTGTAATTTACTAAAACTTATAAAACTATGTTATCCCGCATCCAATATAATCTATGTTTCAGAAACAAACGTAGAGGATATGCCAGAAGCTCGTATTCGTGGCATCACATTCACAACATTTGAAATTATTAATCAAGGAGTTTAATTAAAGTGTCTAAATTTTCTGGAAAGTTTCGCAACCAGCGAGACTATGATGATGAGAAGTATTTCCAAGAGGAAAACAGAAACAAAAAACGTCAGAAGCAACAACGAAAACAAAAGTACTACGATGAGTATGAGTCTTTTGAATCCAATCAAAGATATAACAAATCCCAAAAAATTAATTACTGATGTTGTAAATTAACAACACTACTATTGACACTCTTTGATGGATGGTGTATAATACAACCATTGTTTAGGAGATTTTTATGATGATATATGTTCGAATCGCAAAGTCCAAGAAAAAACTAGGACCAAAAGCTGTGCGTGAACAATACGATGCGTGGTTGAAATCACACCAAACATCAAAACCTATCAAATCCACAAGCAATCAACTAATATATAAGTTGTCGGCACCTGCCGGCCGTGAAACTGTGCATTATCCGTCATTAAATACAGGTAATGGTGTCGCTACTAAAGCAGCACCGAAGGTTTACACTGGCACAAAAGTGATGGGAATTGCAACAATGCACAAATCAAACGCTGTTCCTGTGTTTAACAGTGAAGAAGCTGTAGAAATTTCAAAAATGAGGCGCTAAAATGAGTAAGAAAATGAGTTTTGTTGTAAAATTACAACGTCCTGTGTGTCGTACACCAATCAAGCCTGTACAAGCACATAAGAATGTCGTAAAATACAGTCGTAAAGATGAGAAAAAGACAATTTTGTCGCAAATTGCTGTTGTAGGAGACTAAAATGTCGCAAAACACTGAGCTAAAACAAGAACCGCAAGAACCTATTGACTGGAAATTGCTAGATGAAGTTGTCCGTAAGTGGGCAGTACTATCAGGACATGAAGATGACCAAGATTGGTACAGAAAAATGAAGGAATATTATGAGTAAGAGCTATATCATTGATTTGCAAGAAGCGAATGACGGCACCGGCGATGCAATCTTACAATTTCCTGATGAATTGCTTGCTGAAACAGGCTGGAAAGAAGGCACTGTGTTAAATATGAGAGTCGAAGAAACTCCAAGAGGCAATGTTATTATTATGACTGAGAAAAAATAATGGAATTACTTGAATCAAAATCACTTTTAGCCAAATTGATGGCAACCGAGAACCTTGTTGTTGAACAACGTCCGGTACCAACAGCATCTTTTGACGTTAAGAATCGGATTTTGACACTTCCGGTACTGGACAAAAATATCTCTAGTGCTCTTTATGACCTTTTTACAGGACATGAAGTTGGCCATGCTCTCTATACGCCTATGGATGGTATGTTGAAAGCTAGAGATGAAAAGGTTATCAGAGATGTGGCCAACGTGGTCGAAGATTCCCGCATTGAACGCAAAATCAAATACAAATATCCAGGCCTTAAAAATTCATTCGTCAAAGCTTATGGTGAGCTTATGGAAAAAGATTTCTTTGGTATCAAAGGAACAGATATCAACAAGATGAATTTTCTTGACCGTATCAATCTGCACTGCAAAGGCGGCGCAGCATTACGTATTCAATTCAATGATGAAGAACGTGGTTTGCTTAATGAAGTTGAAACCACCGAAACCTATGATGATGTTATTGATGTTTCGAAGAAAATTATCAAATACATGAAACGCAGATTAGAAGAAGAAGAACAAAAACGTGCTAAAGCTAAAGCTGAAAACAATGATGATGGTGAAGATGAAGACGAATCGGAATATGAAGAAGTTGATTTTGATGACCAAGGCAATTCAAAAGAACAAACTTTTGAAGATGGTGAAGATGTAGGAGAACAAGAGGTTGAATCTAACAAACAATCTGATAGTGATGAGTTTGATTCTGTAGAAGAAGATAAGAAAGTAAGTCTAGAAGACCAGATTCGTTCCTTTACTGATGCGGCTTATAAAGAAAATGAAAAACAACTATTTGATAATAGACTGAGTAATATTATATACGCAAATATTCCACATCTTAATCCAAAAGATGTTGTTGACCACAAATATATCTGGACAAGATATAAAGAAGAAAACTATATTTCTTCAACAGAAACATTCCTTAGAATTCGAAATGAAAGTAATAGAGTAGTTTCATACCTTGTTAAAGAATTTGAAATGCGTAAGAATGCTGACCAGCTGAAACGCACAACAACTGCCAAAACTGGTGAGTTGAATATGAATAAGATTTACTCTTATGGTTTCAGTGAAGATATCTTTAAGAAAATCTCGGTTGTTCCTGGTGGTAAATCACACGGACTTGTTATGTTCCTCGATTGGTCTGGTTCTATGATTGACCACATCGGTAACACAATGAAACAACTAATCAATTTGGTATTGTTCTGCAAGAAAATGAACATACCCTATGAAGTGTTTGCTTTTGTTGAAGAAACGGATCCGGAAAAATTAACTAAACAACTGCCAAAAGAAAATGACATATTTTTCAGACCTTATGGTTTGATGAACTTGTTGTCATCCAGAATGTCTAGTTCTGAATTCACTTATGCCTGTTCATCATTGGTTTGTATGGCTGGTCTAAGTGGCACCCGTGGTTATTTCCCTTATTGGTTGTCCATGCAAGGAACGCCTTTGAACGCAGCAATCGTTCATGCAATGACTATCGTTCCTGAATTTCAAAAGAAAAACAAATTACAGATTGTCAATACAATTTTTCTAACAGATGGTGAAAGTAATAATGCAAATCGTTATTTGCAGAAAGACCCTTACTATGGACTAACTGATGTACATATGAAATATGAGAGATTAGTTATTCGTGATCCTGTTACCAAACATGAAGAAAAGATTGATGGTAAATATGGTAATGAAGCACAGACAAGAGCTTTCATTCGTTTGCTAAAAGCAAGAACTGGTTCGAATGTTATTGGTTTCTATGTTATCAGTGGTAGAGATTTTAACCGCAAAGTACATGAGTGGTATCCAAAACAAATGAACCACGAAGAAATGAAGGACAACTTTAGAAAATCTAAGTTTGCCATTCTGGAGAATACTGGATATGATGAGTACTATATATTGCGGTCAAACGGCCTAGATACCGATGAGGATTCTACTTTCGAAGTTAAAGAAAACTCAACCTTCAGAGGTATTGCCTCTGCATTTACAAAGTACAATAATGGCAAACATAACAGTCGTGTTGTACTAAATCGTTTTATTGGACTAATTGCATAAGGAGTTATTATGGAGATTTATTCAGAATATCATGGCGCAGGTAGAAAGGCTACCGTGACCAGACTTAATAGAGGCCTCGACCGTCAATTTGATGTATGGGAAGTTGCCTTGTATGTTGAGAACCGAGTAATACAAAGAACTACAATTCGCACTGAAAGTGAAGCAGAAGATTTTGCCGAAAATTGGTGTCAAGGTAGTGATGGTAACCAAGTTTTGTTGAATGAGGTTATTAATGGATAAAAAGACCAAAGAGATTTTCTGTATCACACAGGAAGAATGTGCTGAGGTGACGCAGGCAATCTCAAAGATTTTCCGTTTCGGTTTTGACTCTGTACATCCTGTTACAAACAAAAGTAACATGCAAAGTTTGGAAGAAGAAGTTGGTGACCTTCTGGCTATGATTGATATTATGGTAGAGAAATGTATAATTTCTGACAGTAATATTAACGCAGCCAGACAGGCCAAAAAAGAGAAACTGAAAATCTGGTCTAATATTTACAAAGAGGTATAAATGGAATACGATTACAATAAATTCGAAGAATATTTAATTAAACTATTAGAAAATAGGACTGAGGTTCTAGAACCAGAAATTGGTGATAACATTTCTCCTATTTCTGAAATCAAAGTTGCATTTGATGGTTATGGTGATTTGGAAACCGAAGATGCCAATGGTGAGTATCAATATATTGAACATGGCAATACAAACCTAGAATCATATGCAATCTATATTCATAAAAATTCTGCAAAACGTGGTTTTGTTTTTCCTGAACATGATACATATTCTTTCACCTTTGGTAATATGGTGCAACACCGTCCAGATGAAGAAGTTTGTTTGTTCGCTTGGCATGAATTCATTGATGATGATACTGGTTGGACTTGGCATGTCATTCCTTTAGAAGATAGACTGGCAGAGGACAATTCACTGACAGCAGAACAAGTTATGGAAATCTTAGAAGTAGTTGTTAACAGATACTTTTCAGAATGACGGATGAACAGGCCTTGGCCATTTATGAGAAACTGAAACAGAAACACGGTGATAACTTACCGGATCCTGACCATGAGCCTATACAATTTGCACATTGCATAAAGATGATGAAACATTATGAACCAGAAATATTCAGAACAGTATGATGCATATTTTCTCAGATAGCACCTATGTTTTCAAGCGCCTCCGGACTTTCCAACGTCCGCCTTCCGAAAGAATTCTTGGAGGTTCTCAATGACTGACTTACTGGTAATTCTGATTTTATTCTTCCTTTTCTGGGGAGAACCAGACGTATGGGATAAACTTCACGAACGAGCCATGCAACACATAGAGGAACCACAATGCGTAAAACAATCATCACCTTAGCACTCCTGTTCAGCACTACAACATTCGCACAAGAAGTTATCACTCTGTCGAAATCGATAAAATGTTCAAATGCTGAGTCCGTAATGCGATACTTTGCAGAAGAATACAAAGAGATGCCAGTTTGGGTCGGCAAAACAACTAATGGTACGCATGTAACACTATTGGTTAACAAAGAGAAACGAAGCTGGACACTCATCGAATATGACAGTAAACTGGCTTGCATATTGGGTGCAGGCGATTCCACTAGCAATACGGAGATATCACTATGAGTAAACTATCATTACACCAAGAAGACCTAATAGCTATCAAAACATTCTGTGACAAGTATCCGGAATCTGACTACGTAACCGTAACCGTTGATTCGTCATCTGGTATCGGTTCGATTGTCAAAGTGTCGTTGCCCACGGTCATCAACGGCGATATGGTAATAATAGAAAAAACAATCGTAGATGAAAGTAGTTGGTAATGAACGAACGAATTAAACAACTTATGTTAGAGGCAGGATATGCAGCACCAGAGATTGCTCTACGTGCTCAGAAGTTTGCTGAGTTGATTGTGCGAGAATGTGCAACATTGGTTGATGCCGCATTTGACATAGACGAACATAGCGGCGAAGTTGTTTCTTATGCAGATGGCGGTCAGTTGAAAGAACATTTCGGTGTTGAACCTGATGTAAATGAAAATCTACGGAATCGTAGCACTTATTTTGGAAATGATATATGAAACTAAGTGGTATCAATGCCGCCATGGCACACAAAATTGAACTACAGAAACTTGTACACCAAGAAACAATCAAACAACAACAGATTAAAGTAATCAAAGACCGTCAAAAAGAGATAGAACGTATGAGGCCTCAAGACCTTAACAAAGGCCAAAACATTGATGAAATGGTATGAATATGAGAGACAGTGACGTACAGAGAACGATAGAGAACCTTGAGAATGCTTTACGTGTGCATCCAGATAAAGGCTATGAGATTGGTACTATAGAAGAATCACAGAAATTTGCAGAGGAACGAAAGCTGGACCTGGAAAAATTCCCGGTATCAAGAAGTACCTCCGAGAAAAATTTTTCGAACCCTTAACAGGGGCCCCAGAAAATAAAAAATGAGAAAATAGAGTTTGACCAGGTGGCACTTTTTTAGCTAATCACTTACCTACCGCACCCCCATCCCTCACCGCTACTGCTCATCCAGCAGAGCCAAAAAAAGAGGCAGCACCATTACAGCACTGCCTCTAAACCCCACCATCCAGCCTAGCCTCAAGTGGGGAGAGCGAAAACCTTAAGCAGCCACTGCCAAGCGAATAACCTTTGCCATTTTGCGACCGTGAGCAATATATCCCACAACCGCTACATCCTTAGAATAACAAGCACGGCAACCAGAGCACTTGCCATTTGTAGTTGGTGCCGTGCAAACCTTAACACCAGCAGGCACTGGCATACCTTCTGGCAGAATTGTAGAACCATGCACACCAGCAGTAAAAGTGCCATTTACAGCATCACTACTAGGGCGCACCATCACGTTAGGCAGAGCAGCCATTTTGGTGAGCACCTGCTGGTACTTAGCGAATTTGTGCATACGTGTTGGCAACCAGTGCTTCACGTGGGGGGTACGTACCATCACAGCATACATTTTGAGCGCTAACTGTAGGGAGTACATATCGCCAGAATCAAACCAGCGGAAGTAGCTTTGCTTTTTGAGAGCAGCAACCATAGTGTCCACCCAAGCGTCATCCTGCCATGCTTGCTTATTATCGAAGCGCACTTTTTTGGTACCAGGGAAATTGTACGTTCCCTGCGTGGCGTAGCAACCAGCACAAGCGGGAACGAGCTCACCATCCGCACCAATAGAACCTTGACAAGTCTCCAGAGCCTGGAGAGACCAGCTCATGATATTGTCGAGCTT